TTCCGCAAGTGGGTCACCGCCGAAGTCCTGCCCCAGATCCGCCGCACCGGGTCCTACCAGACCCCGGCCGCAGACCGCCGCGTCTTCGTGAACCACTCGCACCGCAAGGACAGCGCCGCCCCGAACGGCCTCGACATCCGCTACACCCTCGACCTCGGCAAGATCGTCGCCAACCCGACCCGGCGCGGGGTAGAGCTGCTGGAACGGCTGACCGGCATCCAGCTGTCCGACATCCCGCTGACCGAGGCGGAGGGCGAGCAGGCCCTCGAGATCGTCACCCGTTTCCTGTCCGACCGGGTCCGCTTCCAACCGGGAGCCCAGGCCATGTTCTCGGCGGTCTATGCCGCCTATCGCCACTACTGCGCCGTCTCCGGCGAAGTCGCCCCGCCCCAGGTGGTCAGCCGTAAGCGCCTGTCGATCCTGATGGCCGCCTCCGGCTACTCGTCGCGCAAGATCGGCGGCGTGGTGCGGCTGCTCGACACCGCCCTGAACGTGGTCGAGGAGGTGCAACCATGAAGCTCATCATCGACCGGACCGCCGACCTGGAATATGTCCTCCGGGCGATGAACGACTTCGCGGCCGGAGTGTCTGACAGGGCCACGACCATGACGGCGATGGGGATAATGTATTTCCACCTCGATGTCTGCCTGAAGGAGCTGGAGGAATTCAAACAACGCGAGAAAGCGGCGGCGGAGACGGCTCCGCCTCCCAGGCGCGGCAATGTCATCCCATTCCCGGGGTGTTGCGGCCGTCAGCCCCTGGCCAAACAAGTGAGAAAATAATATGCAGGACGACCTTCCAGTAAAACGGCCACCCGTAGACGATGACGACACCGAGATTTCCTTCGCCACCCAGGCATCGGTGCTCGAGTACCTCCGCGCCGCCGGCTGGAAGGTGTCCCGCAGCAATTTCAACCGCCACGTCAAGGAAAAGCTGATCCGCCCGACGGAGGACGGCAGCTACAGCCAGCGGGCGGTCGACCGTTATGCCCGCACCTGGCTGAAGCAGGTCGCCACCGGGCAGAAGGTCAACGAGCGGCTCGACCGCCTGCAGGAAGAGCGGCTGGAAAAGGAGCTGAAGGCCGCCAATCTCAAGCTCGACCGCGAGCAGTTCGACCTCGATGTTCGCCGCTCCAAGTTCGTCCCCCGCGACGAGGTCGAGCTGATGATCGTCGGCCGGGCTATCGCCTTCATGGCCCACCTCAACCACACCGTCCAGGCCGGGGTCCCCGACTGGATCGATCTGGTGGGCGGCGATCAGGCCCGCGCCCCGGAGCTGGTCGCCGCGATCAGCGAGGCGATCGAGCAGCGGATGGGCGATTTTGCCGCCGACGTCGAGTTCGATATCATCCTCGAAGCCAACCAGTAACCCTCAACCACGGAGAACCACCATGCACACCACCGAATTGACCTGGCACCGCATCGACCCCAACGACCTGACCATGGAGCTGCCCGATGCCGACACCGAGGTCCTGATCTACGACGGGATCCTCGACGACACCCTGGTCGGATACTACGACCCCAGCCCATCCGACGGCGCCGCCCCCGGCTGGTGCATCAACGTCGAGCTGGACCCGCTGCCGAACCCGATGTGGTGGGCGGAAATCCCGTACCCGGACGAGGATTGATCCATGCCCTCTCCCTGCGTCGACATCACCGCCACCCGCACGGTCCGCCTCCGCACCGCCCCCGAGTGGCTGCCGGAGAAGTACCGCCTGCGCCCGACGCGGATCCGCGCCCCGTTCCGCCCCTGTGCCGGGGAACGGCGGGTGCTGCGGCGGCGGCGCAAGGTCGCGCCGTCGGTGTGGGCCCCCAAGAACCGGATCGTGCCCTACGGGCCGCTCAAGGGCTCGCGCTGGGATAACTCGTTCATGCCGCACATGCGCGGGGTGATCGACGCCGGGTTCTTCCCCTCGGTCCGCGTCATCGGCAACTGCAAGACCCCGCAGACCGGCAGCTCTGCCGGGGTCGAGACCGCCATCGGCTACTGTGCCGACGTCCGCCCCGGCGACACGCTGATCGTCTACCCCGATCGCGAGACCGCCGCCAAACGCTCGACCGACTACCTCCAGCCGATGTTCAAAAACTCGCCCCGGCTCCGCACCCTGCTGACCGGGTCAGCCGACGACATGGCATCGATGCGGATCAACCTCAAGACGATGCGGATATACATGGGCTGGTCGGGCTCGGTCACCGCCCTGGGCAACGTCAGCGCGATCTATCTGGTCGCCGACGAGGTCGACAAGTGGCAGGAGCAGCCGACCAAAAAGGAGACCAGCACCCTCAAGCTGTTCTTCGAGCGCTTCCGGGCCTTCAAGTACGGAGCCAAGGCTTGGCTGATCTCGACCCCGACCCTCGAATCTGGAAACATCTGGGTTTACCTGACGACCGATGCCCAGGTGGTGTTCGATTATCACGTACCCTGTCCCGACTGCGGCAATCTCCAGCCGATGAGCGCCGACAAGATTACGGTCATCGGCGACGAGACCGACCCCAGGGCGATCATGGAGCAGGATCTCGGCCGCTACGCCTGCAGCGCCTGCGGCAGCCTGTGGGACGACCGCAAGCGCACCAAGGCCCTGCAGGCCGGGTTGTGGCATGCCAGGGACGACGGCCGCGAGCTGTGGGCCTACCTCCGCGCCGTCCATCCAGAGAAGATATGCTTCCACTCGCCCGGGTGGGTGTCGCCGCTGGTCCGCAACTCCGAGATCGCCGCCGCCCGCCTCCGTGCCGAGGCCGGCGGCGATGCCGCCCACTACTACGCCACCCAGATCTGCGCCGTCGCCTACAAACCGAGCCGTCGCACCCGCAAGGAAGACGCGATCTACGCCCTGGCCGACGACCGCCCAGACCGCCTGGTCCCCGGCATGGGCCAGGTTGCCGCCCTGGTCGCCGCCGCCGACGTCCAGGCCGACGGCTTCTATTACCAGATCACCGCCATCGGCTGGGGCCTGTCGCCGCAACGGTGGCAGATCCGCTATGGCAAGTGCGTCAGCCTCGACGATCTGGCGACGATCATGTTCACCGATCCCTACCAGGACGCCGAAGGCCTGTATTACCCGGTCCACCTGCTGGTGATCGACTCCGGCTACCGTACGACCGAGGTCTACAATTTCACCCGCCAATACCCCGGCCGGACCCAGGCCTACAAGGGCGGAGTCGGCCGCAAGGCCAACCCCCACTCGTGGACGACGATCGACCGCTATCCCGGAACCAAGGTCCAGATCCCCGGCGGGGTCAAGCTGGTGACGGTCGACACCCACCACTACAAGGATCAGCTGGCCTCTGTGCTCCAGGTCAAACCCGACGATCCCGGCGCCTGGCATCTGCTGGCCTCGGTCAACGACCGTGACGCCCACGGCCGCGACTACGCCGCCCAGATGTGCGCCGAATACGTCAACCAGCTCAACCTGTGGGAATGCCCGGAGGGACGGGCAAACCATTACTGGGATACCGGCGTGATGACCCTGGTCGCCGAGGATATCCTCCAGATCAAATACTGGCAGAAGGGATGAGATGCGTAACAGCGCGATGATGGCCAAAATAGCCATGGCGATCGAGACGGCGTCGGCCGGTGTCGACTACTCCCCCCGCACCGGAGCCACCTGTCCGTGGTGCGGTCGGCGGAGCCGGATCTACAAGACGATGCCGTGGGAGGACACCACCAGGATCCGCTATCACCAGTGCGAGAACCACGCATGTGTAATGGCATCGATGCGGATCTCGATCAAGTCGATCGAGGTCGACCCGGCTACGGCATGAGACCGGGGCGGAAGTGGAACAAGACAGCCGCGCTCGAGCTGGCCGGGCTGCCGTACCGTACCAGGACGACCCTGGCGCACTCGTCCCGCTGTCCGGTGACCAGGGGACAGCCGACCCGGCTGACCGACCCGACCTGGCGCCGGATGTGCCAGGCCCTGCGTGATCCCGGCAACCTGGCCTGCAGCCAGTGCCACGAGGGCGACAATCCGCCGGCGGAGCTGACGATCGTCACCGCCGACCAACTGACCACCACCACCACCAACAAGGAGAACGACATGAGCATGTATGGCGAGTGCGAGATCTGCGGCGAAAAGAAGAAGATCAGAAGCGTGAGGAACAAGAACGCCTGCGCCACCTGCGAGCACATCTGGCGGGCGGCCAACGTCAATCCCGACCTGGTGCTCAAGACGCTGGCCGAGGCTAAGGGGGAGGACTACCTGCGACAGGAGGTATGGCCGTCGCCGAAATCTGCAGATCAGGTGACAGAATCCGATCAGGTGTTGAATCATATCTGGGCAAACAACAATCTTGAGCCTGGGGCCGATATTGAGGCCTTCGTCGATAACCTGGTGGCCGAGTCCGAATGGCTGAAAAACAGGCTCGACGCAACAAAACATATCATCGCGACGATCCGCGACCAGCTCGACCTCGACGAGGGACAACCGATCCTCGAAGCGGTGGCGTTACTGCAGCGCGAGCGCCAACGGGCCACCGACATCTGGTTCGAGACGCTCGGGATCCTGGGTGCCGACGTCACCCTCGATGCCGACAACCTGCCGATCGTCGCCCGGAATATCATGGCCGTGAACCACCAGCTCCGGCAGCAGGTCATCGACCTGGAGAAGATCATCGACGGCGACGACTTCACCGCCTCCGACCTGGCGAAGGTGGCCGGGACGATCACCCCCACCACCGCCACCCCTCGTGCCGCAATCCTCCTCGATCTCGCCCTCGATGTCATCGCCGGCCGCGTCTCCGGCCTCGATGCCGAGCGCATCGC